GGAACAGAAGAACTTGAAGAAGAAACAGGCGTAGAATTAAGCGAAGTAAACAAGGACTTACAAGACTTTATAGACTTGGGTGAAGAACCGCACGAAGATTGGTTATTACTTGATGAATACGAAGTAGACTACGACAATGACGAAGCAGAAAACGAACTATTATCTTCAGAAGTTAAATTAAGCCTAAAAGACAAACTTATAAACCTTGTTTCAACAGGTACTGCAAATCCAAACGCAAAAAGCGCACAAGACGAAGTAATAGACGGTATTAAGTTTATTACACGCTATGTTTATGCTGGTGGTATGAATGGTGGCAAAACAGGTCAAGTAAGACCATTTTGCGAACTTATGACAGAAAAAAATAAGATATATAGAAAAGAAGATATTATAAGAATGCAAAACGTAGCGGTTAACCCAGGTTGGGGACCACGTGGTGCAGACACTTATTCAATATGGCTTTATAAAGGTGGCGGAAACTGTCACCACCGTTGGAATAAACAAATTTATGTAGCGTTTGAAGGTACAGGAATTGACGTTAAAAGCCCAAAAGCAAGACAAATTGCTGGTGCTAAAGCAGCTAAATATGGATATGTAATAAAGAATCCTAAATTAGTTTCTGAAAGACCAATAGATATGAAGAACAGAGGTTTTTTACCAAGTAACAAAAGACAATAAGAATGGCAAAAGCACTTTTAATATCACGAAACGACGTAGTTAAGTTTACTTCTGTAAACGGTAATGTAGACGTAGACAAATTTATACAATACGTTTCTATCGCACAGGACATACACATACAAGGTATGTTAGGAACAAGACTACTTGAAAAGATACAAGCAGACATAATTGCTGGAACTTTAGCTGATCCATATTTAAGCCTTCTAACGACTTATATTAAGCCTTGTTTAATACACGCAAGTATGTTAGAGTATTTGCCTTTTGCAGCTATCACAATAGGCAACAAAGGCGTATATAAACACGGAGCAGAAAATAGCGAAACGGTAAGTAAAGACGAAATAGACTTTTTAATAGAACGTGAGAGAAAGACTTACGATCATTACAAAGAAAGGTTCATAGACTACATTTGTCAAAACAGTACTTTGTTTCCAGAATACAATGCAAACACAGGTAGTGATATGTACCCAAATACTTACAATAATTTTACAGGTTGGGTGTTATGAAGTACAAACCAAAAGCAAAAAACGTTAAACGTTTAGAACTATATTTAAAAAAATACTATGGCAGAAATACGGATAAGCCAATTAACGGCAAAGGCAAGTAATTTAGCAAGTACAGACGAATTTGCAATAGCTGAAGATGACGGTGCTGGTGGTTATGTTTCTAAAAAGATAACAGGCGCAGAATTAAAAAACAGTAGCTTAATATTTACAACTAATAGCACTTACAACTTTAGTTTAGTAGATGCGAATAAGACCGTGTTTTTGGCAGATGCTACAAGCGTAATTGCAAGAATACCTAACAATACTTCTGTAGCTTTCGATATAGGAACACGAATAGAACTAATACAAAACGATAGCGGAAGCGTTCAATTAGTACCTGTAAGCGGTGTAACATTAAAAAGCGAAGGCGCAAAAGATAGTTTGTCAGCGCAGTATTCACAAGCAACACTATTAAAAACAGACACGAATACTTGGTATTTATTCGGAGAAATAACAACATAAGAAAATGGCAAATACAATAGGTTTTGGACAAGCAGCAGTAAATAATACCATTGACTACGGACAAGGTGCAATAGATAATACGATCAATTGGGGTAAAAGTCAAACGTTATCTCCAAGCGGTGAAACTAACATAACAGGAACAGGAGGTACGCCACCATTCAGCAATACAAAGTCTATACTATTAGATGGTGTTGATGACTATGTAGACTGCGGCAATCCTACAAGTTTGCAAATTACAGGCAATTTAACTATTTCTGCTTGGGTTAAAACAACGAACACAAGTACAACAAGTATAATTGTAGGTAAAGACGGAGTGAGCCCATATTCTACAAGGTCGTATCAAATACAACTCGCATCAACAGGAGAAGCAAAATTTGTAATATTTAAAAGCGGTAGTGTAATAGAATTAGTTATAGGCACAACTTTAGTAAATGACGGCAATTGGCATCACGTTATGGGAGTTAATGACGGAACAGATTTAAAAATATATGTAGACGGAACACTTGAAGGCACTAATCTTGGTAGTGGTGGCACTATTCAAAATGGTACTGCAAATCTAAATATAGGTAGAAGGCAAGGTAATGGTGCTAACGAACTTGAATTTTTGGGCAAGATAGATGAGGTTGCAATATGGAATGATGACCAAAGCGCAAACGCATCGGCTATTTATAATGGTGGAACACCTACAAACTTAACTTCTTATTCTCCAATTAGTTGGTGGAGATGTGGAGACGGTGATACTGCACCAATTCTTACAGACAATGGTAGTGGAGGTAACAACGGAACAATGACAAACTTTACAACTTTTAGCACAGATGTGCCAACATAAAAACGAATAAAAAAATGAGTACAAGAATAGCAGACACTTACGCAATAATAAACATTGCAGATTTATCAAACATTGACTTTAGTCAAGTAGGCGAAACTGACGAAAACACGATTAGAAAAAGTTTAGACGAAACACAATTCGTTTTAAAGTGGAATACAGAACCTACGTTCATTACAGACGGTACGGTTGTGCCTTTACAAACTTTAACGCACGAAGAAGCTTTGGTGCTTATGCAGACGGCAGAATGGTCTGAACCTATGCCTGTAGAATAATGCATACGAAAGTTTTAGCAATATTATATTTCGTGTTTGGCTACATTGCAGCCTTTGGAATGATCTATGATAATACTTTTCACGTAAAAGCTATTGGGTTATTTCTCGCAATTTACTTAACATACCAACTTACCGAACAACTTGAACAATGAAAACGCAGTTATTAATATTACAACTAAAACTAAAGACTTACTCTATGCAGCTGCTTGCTATTATCTCATCTTTTTTTATGCCTATAAGCGGCATACTTATTTTAATCGGTGTTTCTGTAATTGTTGACACGATCACAGGCGTTTGGAAATCTAAAAAATTAGGAACGCCAATTACGTCAAAAAAATTAAGCGCAGTAATTAGCAAGATACTTCTTTATGAAGTTACTATAATGCTATTTTATTTAATTGATTACTACATTATCAACGACATAGTGTTAACATTTTTTTCTGTTGAACTTATGATCACTAAAATACTTGCTTTAGTTTTAGTAAGTATTGAAGTAATTTCTTTGAACGAAAATATAAAGGCGGTCAAAGGCATCGATTTATGGACTTCATTAAAGAACCTATTTGCGAGAGCAAAAGAAGTTACGCAAGACTTTAAAGACATAAATGCGAAAAATAAATAAAATCATAATTCATTGCACGGCTACACCAGAAGGTCGTGAACACGATGTTGCAGATATTAGAAGGTGGCACTTAAAAAGAGGTTTTAACGACATAGGCTACCACTACTTAATACATATAGACGGAACAATAGAAGAAGGCAGACCAATAAACAAACAAGGCGCACATTGTTCTGGACAAAATAGAGGTTCAATAGGTATTTGTTACGTTGGTGGTATGTCGAAAGATATGAAGAAAGCGAAAGATACACGAACACAAGCACAGAAAGATTCACTTATAAAACTTATGCACGAACTAATTTATAAGTATAATAAAGATATGACGATTCACGGACACAACGAATATGCAAACAAAGCTTGTCCAAGTTTTAACGTACAAGAAGAATATGCGAATTTATAGTCTTATTTGCGTTCTAACGCTATTTAGTTGCTCTGCGAACTACCACTACCAAAAGGCACTAAAGAAAGGCTTAAAACCGCTTATTTCAAGCGATACAATTAGAATAGCAACTATTGATTCTGTACCTGTTGTTGTTCACGACACTATTGTATACGAAAAATACTTTTCAAGCAAGGACACGATAGTACATTATGAGAATGTATTTGTACCTAAAACAAGGTTAGAAACACGAATAGAATACAAGATACACAGAGACACTATAAGATACGAAACACGTGTAGAAGTACAGAAAGCAAAAGCAAGTAAACAACCGAATTACTTATTATGGGTGTTTCTGATCGTTCTTGTTTTAGCAGCTATGCAATTAGTTAAAAAGTTTATATGAACAAACGCTACAGACTTACACCAGACGAAGCCGAAATATTATTTCGCTACAGAGGTTTAAAAGCAGCAAGTGAAGAAGCTGGTGTAGATATTGAAAGCGTTAAACACGGTTGGTTAAAAACTAAACAAGCAAGTCTATTTTTTAAGAACCCACTACATAAAAACGAAGCCGAAAACAAGTTAGAAGAATTAAGTAAAAAGCTTGTAGAAGACTTAAAACAATTTGCACCTAAATTTCCTAAATTAGTACGCACCGAAAAAACGAAAGATTATTTATTAGTAATTGATCCAGCAGACATTCATATTGGCAAACTTGCAGATAGTTTCGAAACAGGCGAAGACTACAACAACCAAATTGCAGTTAAACGTGTCAAAGAAGGCGTACAAGGCATTCTAAACAAAGCGCAAGGTTTTCCTATAGATAAAATTCTTTTTATCGGTGGAAACGATATTCTTCACATAGACACACCAAGCAGAACTACAACTTCTGGAACGCCACAAGATACAGACGGTCAATGGTATTCAAATTTTCTAATAGCTAAACAACTTTATGTTGATATTTTGCTTCAGTTAATCGCAGTAGCAGACGTTCATTTTACTTTTAACCCAAGTAACCACGACTACCAAACAGGCTTTTTTCTTGCAGACGTAATAAAAACGCACTTTAGAAACTGCAAAAATATAAGCTTCGATTGTTCAATAGCACACCGTAAAGGTTATAAATACGGACAAAACTTAATAGGCACTACACACGGTGACGGTGCAAAGCACCAAGACTTACCGTTGCTTATGGCAACAGAATTTCCTGTAGAATGGGCAGAAAGCAAACACAGATACGTTTACACGCACCACGTACACCACAAAACAAGTAAAGACTATTTATCGGTCACCGTAGAAAGCTTACGTTCACCAAGTGGCACAGATTCTTGGCATCATAAAAAAGGCTACCAACACGCACCAAAAGCCGTAGAAGGCTTTATTCACCACCGAGAAAACGGACAAGTAGCAAGACTTACACACCTTTTCTAAAGTTTTTTTGTTAAAAACGTAACTTTTATTGTTCATAATTCGTAATAGTTGTTATATTTGTATACACAATTAACACTTAAAAAATGAATAGGACAGAAAAATTAAAGATTTTATTAGAGATTGAAGAGGCAAAATTTGTCTTTTATGAAAGATGCAACGATGCAGTATGGTCCAATCACTTTGGCGCTGGTTTAGAGTTTGAATCTATACGCAACAAAAACACGCATAACATAGAAATATGGGAAAAGTGCATAGACAGATTAAACGAACGATTTACTAAACAACTAAACACACTTAAATAATGACAAAAGATTCTTTAGTAAATAAATTGACAAGGTTAGACGTTTCGCTTTATCGTAAAATCGGATTATTAGAAACAGGCAAGTATAAACACGAACCACCAAAGTTTAGAATTACATTAAAACAAGTTTATGACAAGCTTGACAAAGAAGATATTATTCAATTGATAAATTTAAAAACCAAATAGATTATGAAAGACACAATACTTGGCGCTTTATGCGTATGCAGCTTAATAGTTATGTTTTACTACACACTTTTAATTTTTGGATAATGAGAGGCGAAATTGAAATTTACAACATAGAAGACGATATTGTTGAATTTGGAATACACGATACTTCTTTTCGTGTTTGCATAGAAAATGAAACGTACTGGATAGAAGAAGCCGTAAGCTTTAATTCTTTTACAGATGAAATACAATACGAAGAACATCAAGAAACGACTACGTTTGTAAGAATAGACACTTTAGAATGTGAAGGTATTTTATACTATTCTAAAGAAGATATATGTTCAGAACTTGAACGAATTTTAAACGAAGACAAATAATATGAATGATCCATTTAAACTTGAATTTTGGGACAATTTCAACGATAGTCTTTATTTTGACTATTTACTAAAACGTGAAGAAATGTTAAACACATACAGAGTAACTTATAAGACTTACAAAGGTAGCAACACAAGTGCGCCAGTAAGCTATGCAATTAAATACATAAAGGCATACAGTAGACAAGACGCAATAAACGCCTTTAACTTGTGGAAAGGCTTAATTATTAAAGTAGAAATATGCGACTAATAGAAATAATTTACTGCGCACTTATAACTTGGATATATGGAAGACTTGATTAAACAGGTGATAGAAAAAGACGGACTTGATAGCAAAGAACGTTTCTCACCTTTAATAAACAAACGAATGTATATGTATACTATAATGCGTAAACACGGAATGAACTTTCAAAAGATAGGTTCGTTTTTTAATAGAAATCACGCAACTATAATACACGGCATAAAACGTTATAAAGACTTAACAAAGTCTAAAGACGCAATGCTAAAAGTGGACACAGAAGAATACGAACAAATATTCGGTGAAATACCTGTACCAAAAGAACGTTACAATTTAGAAAAAGACGTAAGAAAAGCTACTACAATAGCTGACTTAAACATAATAAAAAGAAGGTTAAACAATAATATGTACGAAATTTAATTAACTTTGTAATGTTGGTAGGACAATCAAAATTTTTAAGTGTTGCGTTAGTAAGTGTTCCTACCCACCGAAAGCGCGGCACTTTTTTTTTACAATAATTTATGGCAGAAAATAAAAAGTCTTTTGTTGCTTATGCAGATTGGAAAGAAACCTTTGACGCATTAAGTGACGAAAAAGCTGGGGAACTTATAAAACACATTTTTGCTTACGTTAATGACGAATCGCCTGTAAGTGAATGTATGTTAATAAACGCAGTATTTGCAAACATTAAACACACTTTAAAACGTGATCTAAAGAAATGGGAAAAGCAACACGTTCAACGAAAAGAAGCTGGAAAGAAAAGCGCTGAAGTACGTAAACGAAACGCAACGGTCGTTAACGGTCGTTCAATTTCGTCGACTGTAAGTGTAAGTGTAAGTGATAGTGTTAATGTAAATGATAAAAATATATATAGGCGCTTTGCGCATTTGTCTATGTCAAAAGACGAGTTTAACAAGTTAGAAGTTGACTACGAAAAGAAAACTATTGATTCGTGTTTAGATAGCATAGAGAACTTTAAAAACAACAAGAAATACAAATCGTTATATTTGACTTGCAAGAATTGGTTAAAGAAAGAACAAACAAAACACGAACTAAAAACACTTAATAAATTTAAAGCACCGTGGGAATAGAAGGTTATAAGGTAACAGAAACAAAAGACATAATAGACAAAATATTTAAGCACAGAGATAACTACAATAAAAAAGGTAAGTATTTGGGTTGGCAAGGTTTAGACGAATTTTATAGTATGCAATTAGGCAACTGCACAGATTGGACAGGATTCCCAATGTCTGGTAAAACACAAGTGCTTATGGAATGCCTACTAAACACAAGTAAGTTTTACGGTTGGAAACATCTTGTATACTTTCCAGACGTAGGTAACAACGTAGAAATAGTTGCAGACCTAATACACAAGCTTACAGGTAAAAGCTTCAACCCAAAAGAAAACAATGTGATCAAAGACAGAGAAATCACAAATAGTTTAGATTGGATATTTGAACATTTTCACATACTAACAAAGAAAGACGTAAAAGCAAAGATGACACCGTTCCAATTTTACGACTATGCAGTAGAACTTAAACAAAAAAACGAACTACATACGGCAAGTATAGACAGTTGGAAAGATATGTCGCACCCATATAATGAGTACGGAGGCTATGCACAATATTTAGAAGTAGTGCTACCATATAGAAACCAAATAGCAGAAGACAACGAACTACACTTACACACCATTATACACCCAAAACTTACAGAAAAAGTAAACGGTAAACGTGAAGTACCGTCACCATATAGTCTAAAAGGTGGTTCTGAATGGTTCAATAGTGGTAAGTGTATGATAACAGTACACCGTGAAGATTTAAGCTACAACCAAGCAACGATAAACTTTAACAAAATTAAGCCACGTTCTGCTGGTAAGATAGGTCAATTAATTTTGTGGTTTGATAAAGAAAAGTTTTTATATTATGAGCAAGACAACCCAGCACCGAATGTTTACATTAGAAAATTTGCACAAGAAAAATAAATAAATGAAAACATTTAATAGCATAAGTGGCGGTCAAACTTCAGCATATTTAGAAGTGCATTATCCAAGTGATTATAGAGCATTTGCTTTAGTTAGAACATTAGACAAAAATTGTATTTATCCAGATGCAAAAGTAAGGCAAATAGTAAGTGATAAGATAAACGCAGAATTTGTTGGTACTTTAGAAGATGACATAATTATAGACACTATTTTAGACTTGGAGCAATACACAGGTAGAGAAATAAAATGGGTAACAGGTAAAACATTTGATGAGGTTATAAGTAGAAAAACAGGCATTCCAAACTTACCGCAACCAATGCGTAGGTTTTGTACTTTAGAGATGAAAGTAGAACCATTATTTCAATATTGGTTAAGTTTGAACATTGATGCTTGGGAATGTCGTTTCGGATTTAGAGCAAATGAAAAACGAAGAGCAAAAAATACCAACAATAGATTAAACGAACAAGGATTGCTTACGCATAAAGGAATTATAGGAAACAAAAATGGTAATAACAAATGGAAAGAATTTGCTTATCAAAAACCAAGCTATCCTTTAATAGAAAATAATATCTTTAAAGACGAAATACAAAAGTTTTGGAAGGATAAACCTGTAAGATTTGCTTGGATGAACAACTGCGTAGGATGTATGCACAAGCAACCAATGTTATTAAAGAAGATGATGACCAAGCACCCAAATAAATTGCAATGGTTTATTGATCAAGAAGAAAAAGCTAAAGTAATGAAAGGCAATACTTGGAGACAAGATGCGCTATATAAAGAAATAAAAAAATGGAATCCGCAAACAGAACTTTTTGACGATGACTTTAACGACTGCGATAGCGGTTATTGCGGACTATAAAACAACACTATGAACTCACTTGAAATACTAAAAGCCAAGATAAACCTAAAAACTACTTTAATAAAGTTTAAGTCAAGTCTTGAAGAACTACGTGAAAAACACGAAGACAGAACAGACTTAATTAAATCGATGCAAGAAAGTGCAAACGACATAGAACACTTCCACAACGTGTTTTTGCAGTTTGAAGACGAATACTATTTAGAATGTAAAGCTAATATGCGTAACCAAATTATAATAGCAGAACATAAACACGAAATAGACAAGCTTAATAAATTAGTTGAAAACTTAAAAAAAGGAATATGAAAGTATTAATAGCTTGTGAAGAAAGCCAAGCAACTTGTAAAGAATTTAGAAAATTAGGTCACGAAGCATACAGTTGTGATTTATTACCGTGTAGTGGTAAACATAAAGAATGGCATATACAAGGCGATGCAATAAAAGAAGCATATTCTGGTAAGTATCAATTAATGATTGCACATCCACCTTGTACTTATTTGGCGGTAAGTGGCGCACGTTGGTTATATAATAAAGACAAAACTAAAAACCAAGAACGTTGGATCAAACAAGAAGAAGCTTTAGATTTTGTTCGTAAATTAATGAACGCACCAATTAAACACATAGCTTTAGAAAATCCAATTTCTGTAATAAGCAGCTACATAAGAAAACCAGACCAAATAGTACAACCTTATATGTTTGGAGATGAAGCACAGAAAAGTACGTGTTTATGGCTAAAGAATTTACCTTTATTGAAACCTACAAACATAGTTGGTAAAGGTGAATTTATAGAATTTATAGCTAAAGACGGAAAGAAAAAAAGACAACCTAAATGGTATTTCGAAGCATTAAAAAACGCCAAAACAACAGAAGAACGAAGAACTTTAAGAAGCAAAACATTTACAGGTATGGCAAAGGCTTTTGCTGAACAATGGGGAAACTTATCAAACTACCATAAACAAACTAAATTAGAATTATGAAATGCCCACAATGCAGCCAAGCTATAAATTGGCAAGAACAACACGAATACGAAGACTTTAATTTACAAGGCGAAGGCGTAATAAACGTACACAACTGCACTAACATAGATTGTAACGTAGAAGAGGTTTACATATTTCAAAAAGACGATGCCACGTTGTAAAAACTGCAAAGAGAAATACGAAGCCAAGCACTTTAATCAAAAATATTGCTTTAAGTCTGAATGCGTTAAAGTATGGGTAGAAACTGCAAAGGTCAAGAATTGGAAGAAAGAAAAGAAGAAGTTAAAAGAAGAACTTGAAACGGTGCAAAGCTTAATGAAAAAGGCACAGACTTATTTTAATTCGTTTATTCGTAGACGTGATCAAGACAAAAACTGCATAAGTTGTGATAGTTTACTTACAGGCAAGTTTGATGCTGGACACTATTTTAGCAGCGGCACACATAAAGCGGTAACATTTGACGAAAGAAACGTACACGGTCAATGCGTAGCTTGTAACCAACACAAACACGGAAACTTACTTAACTATCAAATAGGCATAGAAAAACGAATAGGAGGCGAAGAATTAATAAGCCTACACGAAGAAGCACACAAAACACGAAAGTATACACGTGAAGAATTAAAAGATATTATAGAAGTCTACAAGCAGAAAATAAAGAATGTCTGAACGTGAATTATTTGAATATCTAAAAAAGTATTGGTCAGATTTAGAAATGAGCAAAGATCAGTATTCAAAACACGACTGTTTTAGTAAATCAACAAATACACGAATAGAATTAAAGTGCAGAAAAAAGCATTATAATAGTTTAATGCTTGAAAAAAGCAAATATGAATATTTAATACTAAAGTATTATTTAGAGCAAGAAATACCTTTATACATAAACTATACACCAAAATCAATTTATTGTTTTGATTTACGAAATTTAGAACCTGTTTGGATTGTAGATAAACGAATGCCAAAATCAACAGACTTTGAAAACAAATATAAAGTAGAAAAAGAATATTGTTTAATTAGTATACACAATTCTAAAATAATTTAACTATATTTGTATACACAAACACTTAATATATTTACATTATGAAACACTTATTTAAAGCACTTGCAGCTTTTCAGCAAGAAGTAAAGCCTATATTCAAAGGCACAAAAGGTTACGGCTATTCGTATGCAGACTTGCCTACGATCTTCGACAAGATTAATCCATTATTAGAAAAACACGGATTAGGATTTACACAACTAATTAACACACACGAAGAAGATAATTACTTAAACACTATTATCTTTCACGTAGAAAGCGGTGAGACGTTAGAATCAAACACACTTATACCACAAGTAAGTTTAAAAGGTATGAATGACTATCAAAGCTTCGGTTCTGGCGTGAGTTATTTTCGTCGCTACTGTATTTCAAGCTGCTTGGGATTAGTAACCGACAAAGACACAGACGCAGCTGGTGAACAAGTACCTGTAGTTAAGAAAGAAAAGTTAAACACTAAACGTTTTGCAGATGCACTTATTGCAGTACAAGAAGGCAAGATTACGAAAGACAAACTAATAGAAA